GGAATCTTAGATGGTTTAAATGGATTAAGCACCATACGTAATAGTTTGTTATTACAAATCCAAACATTAGCTTGCAATTCATCAAACTCTTTTAGTTCTTTTGGAATGTCGATACCTTGTTCTTCTAATAACTCTGTATCAACCATACCCCAATATTCAAGAACTTCAAAACGATCTACACCATGCTCTGGTGCATAGTCAGACAGATCATCTTCCCAGTATTGCTTAGTGTAGTTTTCACCCATAGCAATAACTTCATTAATAACTTCACCACGAAAATATGGACGCTTCTTTAAATTACGTAACTGTGTACGTGACATTTTGTGCCGTTCAATTACAAACTGTGCTTCGTCCATGTTGTTTGCATCTGGGTCTGGAAAAAAGTTCCAAACAGATACGTGATTTACTTGTGGTATGGTTTTAAATAAAGGGTCATATTCACCGTTGTCATCCCAATTAGGATACTCTTTATCTACAGCAAATGGGCCTTTCATAACACCTGTACCAAACAATGCCATTTCAAATGCAGCATTACGCAGATGTTTAGTTGCGCCAGACTCTTCTAATTGATCATGTATTTTCTTTTGCATTTTCTTTGCAGCAATCATAGCTGGACTAAATGCAATAGCTGTAGGTGTATTACCCGGACCTTCTTTTAACTTGTCAGAAATAGGTTCCAGTTTGCTCTCCAGCACCCCAAGTTTTTCTTGTAGGGACTGCGCTGTTGCTCCCGCCGGTAATTTTTTGCCGTCACCTGCAAAACCGTAGGGACTAGAAAGAGAAGTTTCACCACGCAATTGTTCTGGTTCTTTAGGGTCAAAATGTACATCCGCAACAACTCCCTCTGGTAATTCCGTAGGCTCAATGGATAAAGGAAAACGCTGGTTAGCAAATAAGACATCTACAATCTGTCCATAAGCTGCCAGCGTTTTGGTTTTTGTTACTTTAATAAATACACGAGATTTTTCAGTTTCAGTAAACTGAACATCCGGTCCATACAAACCACGATAATTACGGTATGCTTTTAGCCAACGCTGTTCATCATCGTAGCGATAGTCTTCAGACCGTTTATATCGTTCTAATATAAATGGAATTATATTACTTATATCTACGTCAGACACAGATGTATCGTCACTATCTTCTAATGCAATAGCATTATCTTCAATCATCATATCATCTTCGTTCATAATATATCCTTAATATCCGAATGTTGCATCCGCTACTGGCATACTGTTTCTTGGTCCAGCGTGAGGATCATAATCAAATACACTAAATCTTGGTCTGGACATTATACCATATCTTAACGCATCATACAAGTGGTCTTCAGCATTTGTATCCACGTCTTCCGGGTTTTTCTTGTCCAGCGGTATGGCGGGTAACTGTGAGATGGTATTTGTGCAAGAATTAAAGAAAACAAGTCTAGGCTCCTCTGTAAATTCATCTGTCTGTAAACGCCTGTGTATTTCATTCTTTCCAGATATGCGACTGCCACGGCTACGGTCTGACGGCCTCCACCGACAGCCTTTCATAATCATTTGCTCCGCAAGAGAAGGGCCAGTGTCACCACGCTTATGCCAAAGAGAACTGTCCAAAACACCATACTTAATATTTCCATCACCAGCCTCTGCGTCCAGTATCATATCTGCCAAATCTGTGGCAAGGACTTTAGATACGTAGAGTTCTCTATATACCACAAGCTGTTCATCAGGTGCAACAGCAAACCAGATAACGCCAGACTTGCTGCCGTAACCGTAATCGCAAGCCCTAAACTTAACCCAATTACTAGGAATATCAAAAGGCTCAATGACATGAATATTACGGTCAAACTCAGTAAAAGCCGCACCCTCTTTAATATCCCAGTCTCCATCAAGGAGTTGTCTTCGTTGCTGCTCTGGCATTGAGAGTAGCATGGCTTCGTAATCACCTGATTCCGCAAGGTATGGATTATCAGAAAGTCTTGCGGGTATAAATCTTCTTTTGTATAAAGGTCTTCCAGCCTTTGCGTGTCCTGCTGGGTATCTAAGAACTTCTCCTGTTTCAATATCGGTTGCATCGTAGGCTCTATTATAAGGGGCGGGGTCAATAAACATCTTCTTAACCCAATGATGACCTCTACCGCCGGGGTTGGTCGTAGCCCTCATATAAATTGGCAAATCTGGTGCAGTGGACCTAAGACGAGACCGCATATAATTCCATGCGTATGGTGTGGCCCATTGTGTTAACTCGTCAAATCCTATCCAGCTAAACGCTAGACCCTGATAACGCAAGACATCATCATCTCTGTCGAGGTAAGACATCCACAACCTTGCACCAGATGGCGCAGTCCACTGCATCTTTCTTTCTGACCACTTAATACCGGGCCAGATTTTTGGGTATAACTCCTGCGACTTGAATACGAGTTCTCTTAACTCTTCTGTTGTATGTCGCAAAAGCAACCCACTAAATGCGGGATGCCCCATGTAGCGTAGTGGGTCAGAGAGCATAGCATAGGATTTACCACCGCCAGCACTTCCACCATATAACACCTCTCGTTCACCAGCCGCTAAGAAATCTGTCTGTGGGCCGGGGTTAGGTTTAAAGAGTATGTTAGCTGTCTCTTCGATAGCCTGTGTTTCATACTCTACGTGTTTTATTTCAACTGTTGGCTCTTGAACCTGTTCTTTCTTCTTCAAGGGCTTTCGCTTTGGCGATTGCCTTTTCCGCATATTCTGCCCACTTGCGGATGCTTGTAGCTTGGTTCTTACGTCTTCGCTCATTAGCTAACCTTTTCCTTAACCCTACATGGGATATGTAGCGGCCTGTCTGTGTACTGAGCCAGTTTGCTACTTCACGATAACTGTATTGATTTACGTGGCTACGTGCCTTCTCAAGTAAATCTAATTCAATCTGTATAGGTTGCAGAAGGTCGGGGTCTGCTTCATCCTGTTTATATCCGAATGGTACTGTACGTGCAATACGTGGTATAGCTACCCACTCGTTCTGTTCTTTAATATCTGTTGGCTGTGGAAGTTTCCATTTGCCTATGCTACGTGTCATTTTACTTTACGATTGTCTACTGTTGAAAGAACCATACCGCCCTTACGAAAATCTTGACTTCCTTTATTTTTATTTTTTGCAGCTTCTAATTCTGCACGTTTTCTTGCAACATATCTACTACGATGCATAGTTAAATTATTAGAAAGTCTATCTCCACTTTTCCAAGCGTCCATTGCTTCTTGTTGTAACGCCTGAATCTCTTGCGGTGTCATCAGTCATCATCCTCTACAATAGCTTTGGGTGGCATAAGCATAACACCCCCTGATGCTTCTACCTGCATCTTCTCAGTCTTAACCAAACCTGTGCGGTCAAGTAATTCTTTAGCTGCAGCCATCTTATCACGTATGCCTAGTTCAGTTGGGTCATGCAACCCACCTACCATAGCCATCGCTGCTTTCGGCGCATTACGTGCCATGTACATTTGAGTAGCCTCAAGTATCTCTTCTTTAAGACCTTTAACAATTTCTGAAGTACTAGAAGTGTCAGCATATCCTGCCAGTTTCTTTGCTTGCACCAAGTCACCGCCAGCTTCTTCAAAGAGTACGTTGAGTAGTGTCTGTTGTTTGTCGGTGAGTTGTCGTGTCATTAATCTAATGCCTTCTTAATAAGATTGACTATTCTATAAGGGTCAAGGAATTTTGTTTCTTTCTTTTTCTTACCTTTGTATATTTGGCCTGAAGTACCTGCAGGACGAAATAAACCACCTTCACCTTTATACGTAGATTTGTATGTTTTAGCACCAGCCATTTAAAATTCTCCGTTGTGCATAGCATTAGCCAGTTTAGTAGCCCTGCTTTTTACTTGAGATGCCCACCTACTGTCTAACATTTCTTTTGCTGCAGTTGGGTAGTCTTCATTCTCTATTGCGGCCCACATCATTTTAAACTTATTCAATCTAGGTACACCCATGTTAAACGCCATGTCTATGACAATAAGCTGACGTACAGCGTCCAGACTGTCCACGCAAGGGTGCGCACGTACCAGTTCCTCTTCGACTATCTGTACGTCATTCTCTGCTAGGTAGACCGCATCAGCTTCTGTGATACCCATTTCATAGATGACATCTATATTGGGTATGTCCATCCACTCTAGTTCTTCTTTAGTTATACCACGGTCTTCTAGGTTCCTGCCGATACCTATAGTATCAATCCCTAATGTATCCTTATACACCTGTAGCCTTAGACCCTCGCTTACTACTAGCTTGTCTATCAGGTCTTGTCGATTGTACTTCATTCTCTTTACCCTCGTGATTCATCCATACCGCAAATGCACCTGTCATGGCCCCCGTGACTACACTCACTAGTGCCGCTTGTTGACTTGTCGGGTCTTGCAGTGTCATAAACCACTCCACTACCCGCCACGCCGATATGGACATCATTAGCATCATTAGTCGTGGAATCAGTTTCCACTCTAGTATTTTCTGTGCTGCCATTATTTTTTACCAAAGAATTTTGTTGCACTACGAACTCCAAAAGAAGCCGCAACGATAACTCCAAGTGAGTATTGATACCATTCAGGCATCTCGTTGAGCCTTGCAAATCCATTTGCTACTACGTCTTCCATACCCGGTACAAATGCTAGGATAAGTGGGATACTAAACAAGATAGTCAGCCACTCATCTTTCCACGAGTTAGATGACCCTTTAGCCATCTCCAAGTCCCAATCAATTTCGCCAGTAGCTTTCTTCTGCATGACTACAGCTTCAGCTTGCGCTTTAGCTACCTTAGTCTGTGCATTAGCTTTTGTCTGCTCTACCTTGCCTGACATCCATGTGCCAGCTATTTCTGCAATAGGTCCAATAAGTAAATTAAGCATTAGGCTCCCCGTCTGAACTGTGCGGTTTTCTTTTGTACCTTTTTAGGCTGCTTGACGAATTGCTTACCAGCAGCAGTTCCTTTTCTTTTAGCACGAGATGTCGCTGCGTATTCCGATGGCGTAAGGGCTTTAATCGCTGATGCCGGAAGATAGCGTTCCCCTGTGGCTTTTGATCCTTGGGTGGAAGGTTTGCCACTTTTGGTTCTCCAATCTTGCTTGGTCCAATTTGCTAAACTCTTCTGTGATTTTTTCATAATACAGTTATACCACTTATGTTTCTAGTTGTCAAGTAAATAATGAATATGCTGTAGCAGATGCTGCAATTGCCCAAAGAAATAAACCTATAGCTATAACACCTATTGTACCTACACCTATACCAATCTTTATATTTTCCATCATTTCGTTGTGTTTTCGTATAGCTTCCCGCCTAGCTTTAAGTGCAGCTTCCCTAGCTTCTTGTATACGCTTCTGCCTTTCAGCTAAAATGCCTTTCCATGTACCATGCCCAAATCGCATGTCTACCATAGTGGCTACTTCTTGTAATTTTTCTGCTGCTATCTTAGCATCAATAACGTCACGTGCTACATTATCTACGCCAAACTGGTCTGTTATACCTACGCCAGCTTTTTTAGCACGTTCCTGCTGTACTTGTTTTTCGCCAGCAAACAGATTATCTATATGCCCAGCTATATCACTTATATCATTAGCAGTGTTAATAGCACCCTTAATGCCATCTACGGCACTCTTCACAAGTGCTATACCTGCGAGTGTCTCTGCAATCATTGTTGGTTGGTTCCTACTTGGGTTGGGGTCTACATACTGCAGTTATCTTTTTTCTTTTACCGCCACCTGCTGGAACAGATTGTTGTCGGGACAATCTTTCAGCAAAGTATAGGCATCTATCTATGTCTACAAACTTTTGTGTTGTGTCTATTACGTTTGCACCTAAGTACACGTACAATACAAATACAATCATTCTATTATGCGAACTATATAACTTGAACCATCATCATTCTTAGATACTTCTACTGTTTTATTTTCACAAGAGTATCTTACTGTTTGGCTTTTCTTATATAAGTTTCTTTCTATAGTTCTTTTAGCTTTTAAACATTTAGATATTTTTTCAAA